CCGCCCCACCACAAACGGCAGCCTCTGGTCAATACGGTGTTTAAAGTACTGATCGCTCGGCCAGCGTGATGGAAACAACCACCTTGTTGGCAAGCGGGGGCAATAGAGCCGATCCAAAGGCCAAGGTGAGGCACTGGCGCCCCCTACAAAGCTTGTGGTTAGGCCAACCACGAGTGTCCCAAAGCTAGCATTAACATTCCAAAGTCCCAAGTCCCTATTATCATTACCTTTCCTGTCCCCTTCCTCCTCCAACCCCTATCTACTATCCGGCAAGGTCACCCTTAAGAGTCTAGGTGGGACAATACGGGGCTGTTCATACTAGAGTTAACCGCTGTGGGAGACTAGTTATGCAGTGTGGCTACCCACTAATAGCGAATTAAAGACGTTCTGATAGTCGGATACCTAAAAACTTTAACCCCACAAACAAGGGGCAGCTACACGTCCGAGCCTAAAGTATATCGACCCCGAGAGGGCTCGAGGCTCACAACTCCATTGCTCCACCTATTCTAAGCCCCCTTTTCCATTGCCTCCGTCCCTCATCTGGGCCTACGGGCGAGTTGCGAAGCTAGGCGGACGTATGCGAGCCTACGCCAGAGCAGCTTTTCAAGTGTGTGACCACTCAAACTCACTGTGTTTGTATGTACCACACTAGGAAACATATCGTCGGACCTAGCTCTTGCTTTACTCCGGCGCCCCCCTCTCCACATATCCTACCTTCTGGATACTGCCGAAGAGTGTTCCTGCACAGACTTAGATTGGTACATCACCTAGAAGCGAATATTAGTTATAATCAAAGATGTTAAAGAGTGCAATAGCGCTGTTAAACGGGGCTGGTTCTCAAGTTCGGTCTTCTTCTCTTAAGCATATTGATGCTCTGTTTAATGCATTGATCTGTCTTTGCGGTTTAGTAGCTTTCAAGGCTGCAGAAAAAGTCATGACCACTATTTCCATTGCCTTCCAGCGTATTCAAGGCCTAGTTATCACTGATGCCGAGCTTGCTATCAAGATGTTGAAAGTTGCCCGTAAGTCCTATTTTGAATATATTCGGAACCCTTCTGTTGACCCCTTAGCTCCTGAGGATGACTGGGATTCTATGGACGATATAACCATCCCCGATCTTAAGACTGTAGGTACGGAAGCTCGAAAATTCCCTATCCTGAAACCAATCATCGCTTTTAGAATCTTCTTGTATGCTGAGAATAGACCGTCTGAGCTGCTGTTATTCGATCGTATAGTCATGGCCCTTCTCTCAATAGACACGGTTATAGTGCTGCCTCCTAAGATTGACTTCGCAACAATAACAACTAAACAAAACACTGGGGAGGTCACGAACTCTGAGATCCTGCCTACCGGTGAAAAGGTGAAAGAGGCTGTTTATACATCTATTGATTCTCTTATCTCGGACCAAGATATAACCTCTGCTCTTTCTAAAATTGGTATTACTGCAGAAAACTTCTTCGCTGAGTTAAAGAAACGTTCAGCTTCTCAAAATCATATGATCCTATCTAGTGCAGGGCCGAACGGTCCAGCTACTTGGACAGCGTATAGCGATGCACTAGCCCTGTTATCCAACAAAGAGGTTTTCACACAGTGGCAAGTTTGGGTAGAGAAGACGGGCCTTAGTAGATTTAAGTCTGATCTCGTAAACACAGTTGCATCCCCTAAACACGATCCAATAGACGGATCTCTTCTCCACCTCGGGAAAATTCACACTTTCGAAGAGTGGGGGGGTAAAACACGCAACGTTGCAATTGTGGATTACTGGACTCAGTTAGCCCTTTCTCCTCTGCATGACACTATTTTCTCTTTCCTGCGGCCATTGACAACTGATGCTACTCATGACCAGGATGCGGCCTGTGCTGCTATCCGGTCTTGGACTAAAAACAAGAACAGTGAACTTTTCTCATTTGATCTAACCGCAGCGACTGATAGATTACCTTCGTCATTCCAAGCTCGCATACTATCTTTATTGGTCCCTGATAAGTCAATCTCAGCCGCCTGGGTCGGTATGTTAAACCTTAGACCTTACCGAACCGTAGATGGGCAAGATCTCAAGTATGCCGTTGGTCTACCTATGGGCTCTAAATCAAATTGGGCAATGCTAGCACTGACTCATCATGTCATTATCCAGATTGCGGCAGCAAAAGCTGGTGTTACAACACCTGAATATACTCTATCTCATCCGGGTGTGCCATTGGAAAATGCTCCATCCGATGTGTTACCCTCTTTAACTAACTATTCTTGCTATCGTGTTTGCGGTGATGACTCAGTTATGCACCACAGGTCAGTTGCTGCTCAATACCGTGCTATAATGATCCTACTAGGCTTAACGATCAATGATACCAAGTCTGTTATCCACTCGCAAGACCTAACACCGGCTGCTGAATTCTGCAAACGGTTGTTCATAGATGGTCATGAGTATTCTTCTATACCGGTTAAATTGGTCGTTAAAACTACAATGAACGGACGTCTTTCTTCTCAGCTACAGAATGAGCTCTCTAAACGTGACTTTAATCTTCAAGGGTCAGCAACTTCAGAATGGATTAATGCCCTTGTTGATGAAGAGTCTTTTGGGTTTCTTGTTATTCTAAACTTACTACCTAATATTATTACTGGTCTTGCTAGGAAGATAGGCCTGCCTATTACCGCACCCAGTCTAACTACTCTACTTTCGGAAAAACGCCATCTTAAGGATTCTCAGGTTGCTCAAGCATATACTTATGTAGCAGCTGTTGATGAGCTTAAACGTTTAGACGGTCTGTTGCGAGCTACCCATGTTATTTCAGAGGCTATAACCTCTAAACTAATGGGTTATGTACGTGTTGACCTTTCAAAGGTCACATGGTTCAAAGAGGGTGATGTTGATTCACCGTTCCTTGAAACACTGCAGAAGTATCAGACTCAGGTATCTTATCACCATCCTATCATCAAGGCAGCAGAAGTGGAAACGGCTCGCGTCGTTAACCTTCTTGCTCAACTATCTTCGGGTTCAGCTGAATTATCAAATATGGCGAGACTACGGCTCCTGGATTCATTTAAGAATGCCATGGTTTCATCCTGGCAAGACCCAGATGCAGCTCGTGCACAGGCAGACCGGTCGTTAGTCCAAAAAGCACTTCAAGCATTGGCTGAATTATTCAATTTAGCCATCTCAAATGCTGAGAACTCACGACTGCCTCTCCCTATACTCTCCTTCTCAACCACAATAACTTACTTAGGTCGTAACTGGTCCATACGTTGGCATGTCGATGAGAATGTGACTATCAACACAGTCAAATCAAAAGTTATCTCATCTGCCACACTAACTAAAGAGTCAGCCAAGGTCAGATCATCATCCATACGCATTCTTAAGGCGTTGCGTACAACTGTAGGCAACCGCCCTTCCTAAAATGGCCCCCCCCATACCGGGAGGGCCTAACTTCGAGAAGGG